GCTGGCCCTCCGAGCAGCAGCGTGGTTGGCATCGAACCCTGCTCATAGGCGATGGCGAGCTGGGGCTGCATGAACTGTCCCACGGTCGATCCGTCTGGCAGGACAGTGTGCGCCAGGAACTCGTCTTCGATGGTCGTGATCCCGGCCGCAACCGCCTCCAGCTTCGCCTTGATGACCAGGGCGAGGGCACGCCAGCGCTGACGGCCAGCCTGCTCCCAAGCCTTGAGCGCGGCATCCGGCGTCCGTTGGCCCCGCGAATGGTGCGTGAACTCGCGCGACTTCGGGTCAGGCATCGGCAGGACGAACTTCACCATGCGGTCGCTGATGCGGAAGCCGATCATGGCCGCTGTCGGCTCGCTTGCATACATGAAGGACGTGGCTCCGTAGCGCTTCAGAGTCGCTTCGATCTCGGCCCGACTGCGATCCTGAGAGACGGACGTTTCGGCGGCGTAGCGGGTCATTCCCCCTCTCCCTGTTTGGCGCGAAGGATGTGACGGGCCTCTTGCAAAGTGCTGGACAGCCCGCACGAACAGGCATCGTGGCCCGGATAGCGGTTGACGGTGCAGTCGTCGTCATGGACCGCATAACCGACCAGTCTAGCGATGAGGGCGGACAGGTCAGCGGTCATAGGTCCCTCCAGACGGCAAGGGCTTTGCCCGCCTCGACAAACGCGTCCTTCTGTTCGCGGGTTCTGCCAGACGGCGGAAACACCCGCATCATGTCGGTGAGAGCAACAGCCAGAGCATCGGCCGCCTCCTCCAGAGTCCGCTCTCTCTCAAAGGCGTCGCCGTATCCGATCGCAAAAGGCGTTCCGAATGGCGTCTCTGTCGCAAACGGGTTGCCCTTAAACCTCTGAAGCTGGCCCTCGAAAACGATGGTGAAGAATGGCTGAGCCATCGCTTGAGGGGTGTCTATTCTCGTCATGTCAGCCACCTCCGCTTGATCGGTTTGCCAACGCTGGCAAGGCGTCGCGGGCGGGCGTGTCTGGCCCGCTCCAGTTCTCGGGTCTGCTTTTCGACCTCGCACCGGCGTCCGCGCGCGTACTGGCTGGCGCTGCGGAGGGCCGCCTCAAGGCGCCATAGGTTCAGGCTGCTATCCTCGGCGTCGATAGCCTCAGCCAGTTCCTGCATCAGCCCCTTGGCGCGGTTGTCGCGGGTCAGCAGAGCGGGGAAATCGCGCAGATCAGCCATGCCCGCCATCCAGCTGTTGAGGATAGCTCAAGGGTTCGAGGGCGTCGCGCAGCGTCTGGATTTCTGTCATCACCGCGCGCATCCCGCAGGAGCAATCGTTGCACCACGGGCGGGTGTTGACCGTGCAGTCGTCATCGTGGCCCATGTAGCCGGTCGCCCGACAGGCAAGGTCGATCAACTCGACGGGGTCGTGTTGCTCCGTCATGGCAGGCCCTCCAACTTGTAAGGCTCGCTTACAGGTTGGCCCACGACGACCTTGTCCAGATTATCCAGCCCGAAGATGCGGATCGCCAGCGCCAAGGCCTGAAGTTCAGCGACGACGGAGAGGTCAGACTGGCGGGGTATGGAGCCGGAGGCGGAATGAACCCTATTCATCTTCTGCTCCTGGTGCTGGAGGGAGGGGGAGCCAGTGGGTCAGGACGCCGTCATGTTCACCAATCCACCAGTCGCACATCGGAACGTTCCAAGCTCCGTCACTGGCCGGTCTGCCGGGTCGGGGATCTTGCCAGTTTCCAAGAACGACGTGAGGAAACTTCTTGACGCCGAAGCTCTGAACAGACGGGTCTGTGCAGACCATCATGATTAGCGATCCATCTCTCGGAGCCGTCTCAATAGGCCGCCACTCCACCATCTCGCGGATGCAGGCGGCTATCTGCCGGGCCTCGTCTGCGGTCAGGTGGCATTCGCCGTCGAAGTCCTGCCCGATGCGACCCTCGACCAGCCCCACCAGTTCCATAGGGTCACGAGACATAGGCAGGTCCCTCAACTTCAAAGCGGATGATGCGATAGCCCCAGCGTTTTCTGGCCTTGGCCCAAGTCTCTGACGACGGGTCGGCCGGATAGTATTGCCGCTCCAGCCGCATCAATTCCGCGATCACATCAGACCGGCGCGACCGGGTAGTTGACGCCAAGATCCAGCCGCCCTTGTTGACGGCCGCGTAGAGGATTTGGCGTGGTACGGTGATCTCACCCACGTTCGGCCTCCTTGCTGAGCCATTCAGACGCGATCTGAGCCATGTCGTGCGCCAGCGATGTTTCACAGGTCGCCGGGCACATGTCTTCGATCCGCCTCAACAGCCCCACCGCCTCAGCCAGCTTGCGCTCTGCTTCGGTGGCTCGGTCTCGATGTGCCTGCCTTAGAGGCTCACCAGCTTCATCAACGGCGAGCAGTGCATCCCTCTCAGCCCGCAGCGCCACGTTCTCTGCGAGGAGGGCTAGGACGGTCGCGGGATTGGCGGCTTTTCCGAAGTCGCCACGGATTGCTGGATAGTTAGCGTCCTCACAGCAGATCGCTGTCTCAGCCAGCCTCGCCAGTTCCGCATGATCGCCGGAGCCGATCATATCGGTGACGCCACCAGAATGATCGCCGGAGCCGGATGCGAGGGCGGTGAGGATCAGACCGGAAAGCTCGTCACTATTTACCGAGCCAGTCCTGTAAGCCGATGTCCCGCCTACAGTCGTGTGTTCGTCCAGTATCGCGATCACCTTCTCGCGCGGGGTGAGGGGGTGGGTCATTGGGGTTGCTCCTTTCCCTTCCAGCGCGCGCATCGGGCGCCAGCCGTCGTGAGCGCGTAGCCGTGGAAATCGCTGTCCAGATCGCAGGCGCGTCCGACAGGGCTCTTAATGAAGTGCGCGCATGTTCCGCACCGGGCCATAGCCGGAAGGGCTGCTAGCGCGTCGTGGTTCTTGGCCTGGGCGCGGAGAGAAGCACGGCGGTTCGAGCGCCGCTTTCCGGTGAGGGCCTCCGTCGCTGCCCATCGATCCGGCCATAGCTCGGCCGCGCGGGCGTTCCAGCACACTCCGCTCACTCCCCGCCCACCTTATCCGAGCGCCCGCCTTCGATCACGCGAAGCGACGGTGCCAGTGACGATGATCGGCACTCCATCCCCAAGGCAAACGCGGCTTCCCGGTCAGTGCAGTGGCATCGGCGGCACTGGAGCGCGCCGTGGTTCAACGTCGATCTGATCCAGTCATGACCGCCCATCACTTCGCCCCCTGTTCGGCTTGCAGGGCGGCGAGGGCTTGGCGGGCCTTCAGAAGGTGGCCGCTGTGAATGTTGAAATCACGCCCAGCAGCAGGGCTATAAATCGCAGCATCGTGCTGTTGGTATTTCCCGGTGTCGAAAAGCTCTCCTGCTTTCGCGAACGGCTCCAACGCCTCCACCGCTACCCGCAGCGCGTCGGGGGCGGGGTGGGTGTAGATGGCGGATACGGTCGTTGGCTGCGACGCTTCCTCTTGTGCAAACTCAACCGCCGCGCGAGTTCCAAACAACTGAACTCCAGACATCCGACCATTCGGCATCCGGTATTCAACCCGCCACGCCACCGGCTGCGCGTCGTCGCGGGCTGGCGGCTGGGCGCGGAGGGCGATGGTGGCGTTGATCTTCGCAGCAATCTCCGACACGTCCGCACGGTCAGTGAACGTCTGCATGATCTCGTGCAACTGATCGCCGGTGATCCACTCAGCAGCCTCTGCCGGGCTCTTGGTTGATTCAGGCATGGTCGGCCCCCTGGGGCTTGGCGGCATCCAGGGTCTGGCGCGCGAAGCGGCGGAAGGTCACCGCGCGCTCGCGAAGCTCCTGCTGGCACTTCTTGGCCCAGGCCTTCGTCGCCTCGGTTGCCGACTTCTCGCTGTCCCAGCGGTCAAGATCTGCTGCGGACCGCTCATATTCGTCGGCCTTCTTCCGCATCAGCAGAGAAAGCTCCCAAGCGTCGTCGTAGGATAGCATCAGCGTGTCTCCTGTGATTGGCGCGCGACAACAGAGCCGTCGAACCGCTTGGTCCGGGTCTTGTCGAAGCCGCGTGATTGAATGGATCCCTGACCGCGCTTCTGGCGGCGGGCGTATTGGCCGGTTTCGCCAGCCTGGGCCTTGGCCTTGGCGATGCGGGGCGTGTCCTGCTCGTCCGTCTTCTTCCGGGCGCAGGGCTTGCGGTAGAGGGCGCGGTTTTCGAGCGCGTTGGTCCCCAGTAGGGCGAGGGCGCGCAGGTGTTCGTCTATGACACCCTCGGTCATGGGCTGGAGCTTCTCGCCACAGCCGCAGGCGCAACGGCCCTCCTGGTCGATCATCAACTGGCCGAACTCGGCGCGGGTGAGCGGGCGGCGCTTCTCGATCTGGGCAGCGGGGGTCATTGCGACCTCCGGCGTTCAAGCTCGCGTTCAGCGTTCCATTTCGTGTCGCCGTCCAGGTCAGACTTGAAGGCCACCCATTCGAGGTAGTCGCGAGGAGCGTCTTTCCATGCGGCCCCCTTGTGCTTCCCGAACGTGATCTTGGGCAGCAGCCGGGGCTCTTGAGTCCAGGCGATCATCTCGCGGCCAGTCGCGCCGGCCGCCAGCAGCGCCTTGAGAATATGAGCAGTGACATAGGCGTCGGGCCCGGCCCGGTGCGGAGGCATGGCTGTGTCGTGATCGAGGGACAGAAGCCCCTGATCCTCCAGCCAGTAGCGGAGGACGCTGTTCGAATGGCTCGGAGCGTGGGCCCAGACCCGCAGGGCGGCTTTCAGGGTGCAGATTCCCGGCAGCACGCGCCGAGGGATGAAGAGGTCTTCAAAAGCCAGATTATGGGCCGCGAAGACCGACACGTCCTCAATCGGATTGTGAACCTCGGCCTCGTCGAAATGGGTCACGACGCCAGCTAAGTCCGACATGGCGATGTGGTGGACGGCTCGGGTCTCTGGCGGGATCGACGCGACGCTATAGAGGTGAGCCTGCGGCTTTCCTACGGTCCAGCCAGACCCGTCATTGGTCAGGTCGCACCAGCCGTACTCGATGACCTCGGCGCTGGGCGGTTCCATGCCTGTCGTCTCGAAGTCGATCACTCGGATGCGAGGCATGGATCAGCCCTCCTTCGCTGCAGTGATGGCGGCTTCCAGCTCGCGCGCTTTCGCCATGTCGGTGGCCTTCAGGACGGCGAACTTGGCCAGTTCCTTCCGGTCGGTTTCGAGGGCTTCGATCTGCTCTGGCCGCAGGAACGGCAAGTCCGCAATCAGCCGGTCCGCCCAGGCGATAGTGTCGACAGCCAGCGACGTCCCTTCATCGGCGTCGGCCTCAGCGCCGCTGGCTGTCGTATCCTCGGCGGGGGGGAGATCGCCGGGGAAAGGGTCGCCCGCGTCTGACGGGTCGGAGGCGGGATCAGACGCGGGCTTATTCGACGCGGCGCCGGAGGGGGTGTCCGCGTCGAAATCGGGAATGTGGTCATCGTCGCTCAGGCCGTGGACGGCGCTGAAGCCTTCGCGCGGTGCGTCGTTGGGCGCGGCCAGGCGGGCGGCGAGGTTCGGGCGCTCGGCAGGGACGGCGCGGGCAGAGACGGTCTGATAATCCTCAACCTCCTCGCGAACCTGGAAGCCGCGAAGCATGTCCGCGCAGCCGTCGCGCAGAGCCCAGGCGCGGGCGCGCATCTGAAGCATCCGCTTCGGGTATTGCTGCCAAGGGCCTTGCTTGTTCCAGAGGCCCGCCTTCTTGGCATCGGAGACTGAGAAGGATCGGGGGATGGTTTCTCCCGTGTCGGGGCGGGTGACCTCGCAGTGAGCGACGGCGGCGTCGCCTTCGCCGTCGATCCATTCCTGCGCCTTGATGCCTTGGGCGCGAGCGACAGCCATCAGGCCATCGCCCCAGAGTGTCGGGCGGTTGTTGACGATGGCGAACGACTGAAGCGCCTGGAACGGGGCGAGGCCCAGTTCTGCGCCAGCCATGATCGCGACCATGACCTGCTCTGGCTTGTCGAGGCCGCGAGGAGCGAGGCCAGACGCCGCGATGGCTTGGGCAACACGAAAGGCCTCGTCGAGCGATTGCGGGACCAATGCTGCGACAGCTCCGCCTGCCATGATCGGCGGTCTGGGCGCAGCCGGACGGGTTGCGGGTACTTGAGCGTTCATGCCGCGATCTCGCTGTTCGGGGTGTTGTCGTTGGCTTCAGCGGCGATGACCTCGAGCCGCTGGTCGATCTGCTTTGCCGCCCAAGGCGGGAGGGTCAGGTATTCGGCGTCTTGGCGATCACCGCCAGGGCCCGGCCAGACGCCCGTTTCCACGCAGTGCGCGAACTGATCGATGGCGCGGCGCAGCTGCATCCGGCCGCGGTCCAGATCGGCGCCGGTCAGGACCGTGACGCGGACGCAGTGGGGAGGGGCTTTCTCCACCCAGACGAGGGCGAACTCCTCCATCGGGCGCGACAAGACCTCCTCCGAGGCCCAGCCTACGAGAGCTCCCTGGCAGTGGTAGCCATAGGTGCCTAGCGAGCGCTCAAGGGAGGCGTCCGAAACGCTGTCGCAGGACTTCAGGTCAGAGTAGAGGCCCGAACCGTGCGGAATGGCGTCGGGACGCGACTTCAGCCAGACGCCAGTCTTCTTGTCCTTGAAGATCAGGCTGCGCTCGACCACGCCGTCGAGGATGCCCGCCTTAACTAGAGGGTGGGCGCCCAGCGACCTTGCCATGCCGGTGATCAACGCCAGTTCAGCGTCTGTGATGATCGTCTTCCCGGCCTTCAGCTGCTCGGCCTTCCACTCCTTCGATGCAGAAGTGCGCCAGTCGCTCCATTGGTCGGGGCGAACCACGAAATCCTCGTCGAAGCCCTTGCGGCCTATCAGAAGGAGATGGTGCGCGGCTCGACCCAGGCTGAAGTGCGCCCGCTCCTTCTGTGGCTCGCGGTTCGGGTTCAGGCTGCTCTCGTGGAAGTAATGGGCGGGGCTTTGGCTCCAGATGGTGCGAAGCCCGCTGCTGGAGATGCTCGGCCCGTCGCAGGGCTGTCCGTGATAGGCGTCCATCGGCATGTCGATGAAGCAGCCGGGCTCGGTGATGACCTCACCGTTGTAGGGAATGCCGGTCATGCAGCTTCTCCTTTGAGATGGGTCCAAGATTTTCCCGAGCGGACGGACTTGATGGCCGACCGGCTCACGCCGTAGGCGCTGGCGAGTTGCTCGGTGCTGGCGTCGTTCGCGGCGCGGATGGCCAGGACCGCCGCGTCAGTCAGTTTCGCGCGGGGGTGGGCCTCGCCCTTCATGCCGTCGCGATTGATCGTTCCGTGGCGGATCGCGTCCTGCATGTTCTCGGAGCGCGTTCCCCAGCGGAGGTTGACGAGATGGTTGTTCGCCGGATCGCCGTCGTGGTGGCAGCTGTCGTAGCCGGCAGGTCGAGGGCCGACGAACGCGGTCAGGACCAGGGCGTGCACCAGCTTCGGGTGACCACGGCCGAGCATCACCAGTTGGTGGCCACTCTCCACGGTGCCAGCGCGCAGGAGCCGACCCTTCAGGTTGCGATCAACACGCACGACGCGACCATCGGCGATGACGCGCTCATAGGACTGAACGCGATCGATGCTGCGGACGCGGCCGTGATTGCTGACCTCATAGAGGCCCTCGAACCCGACGACGGGAAGCCAACGCTCCTCGGTCGCGTTATCGTTGACGGCGTTCACGCGCATAGCCGGGCCTCCTGACGAGGCGGGATCGCGAGCGACTGGACGGGCTTCGGGCGCGGTCGATAGACCCGGCGTGTGGTGACGACGGTCTCGACTTCCAGCAGCTCCAGGCGGCCGTAGAACGAGGAGTTCTCGCGGACCCAAGCCCGGCCAATCTCGATGTCAGAGAAGGCCTTCACGATCCGGCCGACGCGGTTGACGGCCTGATAGTCGGTGGAGGCTTCGCGGTTCATGGCCACCTCGGTTCGGCTAGAGCGCCGGCGAAGATCGCGACGGCGACGGTGAAAAGGATGCAGGCGGCCAGGGCGGCGCCGTTCTCGAGGGCGCGGCGCATCAGGCGGCCGCCTTGTGGCCGTCCCAGCCAGCCTCGTTGTCGTGCAGCGCCTGATCTTCGGCGTCGCATTCATCGCAGTAGCCGGGGCCGTTGATGGCTTCGCCACACGCGCGGCAGTTGGCGGGCGAGTGGTAGATCGGCCGGACCTTGGCCTTGCCGACCTGTTCTCTGATGCGCGGCGCAGCGGGCCAGGCATCGACGCCAGCAGCGATCCGCGCAGCCACACATGACGCAGCCCACGGGCTGGACTTGGCGTGCTCTGCATTCACATCACGCGGGCGCATCCCGACCTTGTGCGCGGCGGCGCAAGACTTGTCGCAGAAGCGGCCCCAGCCCCGCTTGTGGTCGGCCACCCGCACCGTGATCAGCGCAGCGCACGCCTCGCAGTTCTTCTGAAGCTTGCTCATGCCGCCCTCGCCATGCTGGCCGGGGGCATGGGGTCGTTCTCGGCTTCCCGCGCGTCCCGAATGGCCCAGGCCAGCGCATTGACGACCGGGATCAGCAGGCCGGGGTCTTCGGCCGAAGCCAGTTCGCCGGCGAGGCGCAGCATTTCCTGCGTGGCCTGATCGACGTTCATCCGGCGGCGGGTGCGGCGGTCCAGAATCTTCGGACCTTCGACCACGAACAGCGGTTGGCGGCTCGGCGGGACCAAGGCGAGGTTCACATTCCCGGCCTTGGCGATGCTGGCGACGACGCCGGGCATGATTTCGGAGACGTGTTGCATCACTCACCTCCTGCAGGCGTGACGAGTTCGAAGTCGTCGAGGTTGGAGTAGTCGGCAGCGCACCCGTCCTTTTCCAGGATCAGGGTCTGGCCGTCGCAGCGGACGACCATCGCCGTCCATTTGCATTGGGTGTGGCGGACGACGTCTCCTTCGATGAAAGGACCAGCCATCAAGCAGCCCTCCCCATGTCGACATTGTCGTTGGCCATCTGAACGCGAGCCGCGCAGCGGCGATAGCGAGCCGCGCTCTCGCGGTTCTCGGCGGCCTGGAAGTCACGGCCTTGCTCGTCGTACTCGGCGGCCCAGCGCTCCAGCGCATCGGCCATGGCGAGCATTTTCACCGGGTCCGTCTCGAAGACTTCATCGGCGGCCACCAAGATAGCGCGCAGTTCGGCCTGACGGGCGGCGGTGCCGACCTCGTTCTGGCCGCTGAGCCATTGCAGCTGACGGCGGGCTTCGTCGGGGGTGATGGTGGCCATTTACGCGGCCCACCGTGCTTGCGCGGCTTGGGCTTTCAGCGCGGCTCGGACGGCCTCGCAGTCCACTGGCGGCTCGTAGCCCATGGCGTCGCGCCACAGGTCTTCCTTGCCGGACCAGTTCGCGAAGATCGAACCGGTGGACATGCCAGCGGCAGCGGCGATGTCGCGGATGGTGACAGGTTCATAGCTGCCCGCCGGCGCCCAGAGAACGCGGGCGGTGTGCAGGAGCTTCTCGCGCGTCGCCGCTTTGGCGAGCTGGCGCTTGTTGAGTTTCGGGGCGGCGTCGTTCGCGGCGGCAGTGATTTCGGTCTTGAGTGACATGGTTCGTCTCCCGGTGATGGGAGAAAGATATCGGACGACCCGATATTGTCAATCGGGTTTTCCGATATTTCTATCGGGTCGATATCGAACTACCTTCAGCGCCTAGTGCTGGCGCCGATGCAGGAAGGCTAATGACCCACACATCACCGCGTTACGCTGGACTCTCGATCAGGCGGCGCCTTAGCGTCCTCGCGCATAGCGGAGGGCGGAATGAAGAGAGCGTTAGCGAGCATGAAGGCCCCGTTCGGCTTCATGTTAGGGGGTGTGGCCATCGAAGTGGCCCGGTGGGCGCTAGGATCAGCCCTGAGCGAAGCCTATCAGGTGTATGGATGGCGATGGGCAGAGGTGGGCGCCGCCATGTTTGAGGCGCTCAAGATCGCGGGTTATCTCGCCGTTGCCATCGGATGTATGGTCGCCCTGGTGCTGATTGGCCGCGAGTTGATGCGCCCTGGCCCTCTTCCTGCACCCAGCATCAGCAAGGCCCCGTGCGCCACGCCATCACCGCCTGCCGCCGCGCCCATCTCTCCTAAGCAAGCGCACGACAAGCCAGGCCCAGTGCTCAGGGGAACGTCATCAGCCTATAGAAAGGCTGTTCTTCAGGTGACGGAAGTGAAATCGGAGCGTGAAGCTGCATCCGGAGGGCAGATAAAATCTGCTCTGTGCTGGATGCAGGTGACCAACACGATCCTTCAGCCGCTCCAGAAATGCTCTGTTGAGCTGGTTTCATTAGAGCGAGAGGGAAAAGTTCAGGAGATCAACAAGACCATGAGCGCTGGCACATTTGCCCTTGTGAACGGCCACGGACGACGATTGGCCTTGGCCCGACGCGACAGGACCGATCTGGTGAGCAATCCACCGCACCTCATACGAACTGTCGATGAGGATTTCGGCTTCGAAGATGGCTCCAAATATCTGGTCCACTTGGCGCTCCATTCGGAGTATGCCCACCCCACATTCGTGACGATAGAGCTGGACGTGCCGGAAGATCCAGACGGCGCAGTCATGGGTAAGGTGATTAGTCAGGACGTAGACCGAACGTAACCATGACCGAAGACGAAGACATCCGGGACGACCCCAACTACCGCTTCGGCGTGATCATGGGGCGTATGCAGACGCTGACCGACATCATGGCGCTGTTTGCCCAGGGCGACGCCGCCGATGACGATCTACCGGGGCAGCTACGGGACATCGTGAGGCGTCAGGAAACCATCAGCCGGTGGATGGATCAGGCGAAGGCCGAGTGTGATGCTGAAGCTGAAATGCTCCATGCGGAGTTGAAGGCGGCCGAGGATGATGAAGGCGACGACGCCTAACAAAAACCCCGCCTGGTGGGGCGGGGGTTTTGCTAAACTTGTTTTTCACTCGTCGGAATGACCCTGAGAGCGCCGAGCCCAATGACTTCTCGTCTACGAAACGCGCGGACCTGAATCATCCCTGGCCTTTTAATCTCAAGGTTGCTAGTCACCACAACTTGGGTGACGCGGCGAACAAGCGGACTTGGGTAAGGACTGTTATGTTCAATGGCCCCAAATCCAACTCCTTCCTTTAGCCATTCATCCTTTGTAATAGTGTGATCGAATGCTGGCTCTTCTGTACCAGCGCCTGGCATAAAGACCGCTATCCTGACGTCATCCGCTTCGACGTCAGGGCGTTGCTGAAACTCAATCATCATGGCCAGTTTGGGTATTACGGATGGGAATTCCGCAAGATCGATTCCGGCCGTGGGAATCACACCAACAAGGGTGAACTGTCCGCTAACTTCAAAGCGAGCATCTTCAGCAAAAATCGTTCTCCCGAACAACTCTGGAGCCTCGCGCATAACATAGGCTTGATCAGTCATCCTGCAAAAGATCCCATGCTAACAATGCGAGATTCAGCTCTAGAGGATTGGGAAAGGGATGGTGTTACTCCCCCTCCAGTCCAAGCTGTAGTTGTCGCGTCTCGAAGGTAATCATTGCGATCTGTCCGCTCCTTTGGATCGAAGATATCAACATCAATACAGGCGCCAACTGCCCAAGCCATGTCCGCAACAGTTTCTAGCGTCATGTTGGTTTCGCCCTTCAGTCTGCGCTGAATAACCGATCGATGAACGTCCAGTTTTCTTGCAATATCCGATTGGGTAAGTCCAAACTCCTCGTTTCTCTTCGAGAAAATTTCACGTAATTGCCCCTCGACCTTTCCGACAAGAGCCAGATAGATCTGCCGACGTAGATTTGGGTTAGCGCGGATAGACGGCACGGTAGTCCCCCCGAACGATATGCGCCTTGAAATCGTGCTTCGCGATGAAGGCCGAAACATTCTTCATTTCGCTAGCGTTGCGTGACTTATTCAACTTAGTTTCTTTCTCGGTAGCTCCTCCAACCAGGATGAGCGTGTGAGGCTTTGCGAACCAGCCATAAAGGCGCGCGCCGGGCGGGTGCAGTTTCCAAATGCCAGATCTTGTCGGGGTCAAGCGCCGTAGTTCATCGGCACCGGGCGGGCGCTCCGCACACCGAAGCTCGGCTAAGTGCAGCTCAATCTGCTCCCAAATGCTTCGGCGTGAGCCTTTTGTGGGGATCACATGGAGGGCATCGCAGCCATCCACCCATTTCCAAAAGGTTGAAGCGACATAGAGAGGTCTCATCGGCATACCGTGGTGCCACTCGGGGACGTCAAACATCTCCATGTGGCCACTACGCACAACCTTCGAGATTGTTGCCTCTAAAGTCAACACACTCACTGTTTCATCACATTAATGTTTGAGCGAGGAAGCCGGTAGCGGCCCCGCCAACAGGCTCTGGGCGCAATGTTGAACTTGGTATTCACCGTTCCTCCTCCTTGGTTGCGTCAGTTCGCCGTAAGCAGCAGCTGGCGCTCTTCGCCGTCTCGCAGTTCGACGCGGCTCATTTCGCTGGCCTCGGCCATTCCAGCTTCTCGGTGTTGAACTCAAGCACCTGATCGCCGGCTTGGTAGAAGGTCAGCTGGATTTTCGTGGTCGGAGCGCTTTTCGCAGCCGCGATGAATCTAGTGGCGTTGCTGATAAACACGACGTTGCTCGATCCATCGGCTGCCGATCCGCCGCTGAAGCTCTGCTGGGCCCCGTCACCGAAGCGAATCTTGAGCGTGCAGCCATCGTAGGACCGACACAGAATTTGGCCGGAGCCATTTAGTTGGACGATGGCGTGAAGGCCGTAGCGCGGCGATTGGCGTAGGCACAAGTCAGCGCTGACGGGCTTGTAGGGCCGGTCAAGAATGGCTCGGTTCGTCGAGGTGGTGCAGGCCCATCGCGTGAGCTTGTCAGTCATCGGATCTACGTCGTCGCGATAGGTCCATGGCGTAACCGCGGCGAGGCGCGCAGCCTCGGCCTCCTGGCGGCGCTTGTCGATCTCAGCCCATTGCTCAGGCGTTAGGGGCGGCGACGAGGGAGCGCTTTCGGCGGTGACCGCAGGCGCTGCCTTGAGCGCGTTCGGCGACCTAGCCGACAGGGCGATCCCGACGACGCAGATCACACCGACGACCGCTGCCACGCCATACAGCAGCCGATTGTCCGACTTCTGGATCGCTTTCCCAGGGGTTTCCGGATCAGCCCGCTGCGCCGCCTTCAGCTGCGCCAGGCGGGCTTCCAGTTCGTCGATTTCTCGCTGCTTATCGTCGCTCATTGCTTTTCCGCACCGACAGGTCTGAGTTAATGGCCGCCATGAGCCCAGATGCGGGTTCCTTCATTGGCGGCGTCTAGGCTTTCCGACATTTCCTTGAGGCCAGCCAGCCAGCCTCCCGAATAGGAGTATTCCTTGAGCGGGCGACCGTCGCTGGTGTGGAGCGACGAGCCTATATCCATGAAGCCTCGGGGGCTCCCATCGCGGCGGGTTGCGTCAGCAAAAGCCGAGCCGTCCAGCAGGAGGCGCGGGCTGATCCACCTATTCAGGCGGATGATTTTGAACTTCCGGTCACCAAGGCCATCCGAGGCGGAGCCCAGCGCCGCATAGAGGTCGACCGGCGCTGCGCCTTGTCCGACATGCACGAGGTTCACCGTGATGTCGCTCGGGCTCACTAGCCAGGAGCGATAGGCGATCACGTATGCGGGGCGACCTTTGTCCTGGAGCTGTTCAAGAGCGACCGGAATGGCGACCGACGCATTCCAGAGAATGAGCGCCCCAAGGATGGCCCATATCCCGTTGCGGATGCTGTTTCTCATTGCCTCCCCCGAGGTTCAGCCGACACTCGGCTGTGAATGTCGCTAGAGGCGCCGAGCGAACCAGACGACGCGTCCAATGACGGTCACTAGATCGGCAGGTACCCGATATTGGTTGTGGTTCTTGTTGTCCGAGATCAGGACCACCTCTGCAGGGTCGCTGGCGGGCACCTTTTCGATCCGCTTCACAACCGTCGCGTTGGAATCAAAGATTGCGTAAACGCCAGGCTTGGCCGGGTTGGTTTCGCTGCGATCGACGAGTACGCGGTCACCGGAAGACAGGGTGGGGAACATGCTGTCCCCCTCGATAGTAACAACGCCCAGCGACGACAACGGAGCTCGCACTTCATTCTCAAGGTACTCCCTAGGGAAGCTCCAGTAAGCAATCGCGTCAGCGTCGGTGGCGATGGAGCCGCCGCCGGCTGAAAGACGAATGTCGTACTCGGGAATTTGGACGAAGGTGGATGGCTCACGCTTTGGCGCGACCTCCGGACTTTCCACGGCTTCCAGTTCATCGACAGATCGGACGTCGGCCAACGGCCTCAGGGTATCGATTTCGAGCCCATATAGGTCGGCAATCCCGTCGAGATAGTCGGCCCAAGATTCCAGCGCGCCGCTCTCCCAGTTCGACACGACCGACTGGCTCTTGAGGCCCAACTCCCTCGCTACCTCGGTTTGATTCAACCCTCGTGCGGTCCGGCCCTCCCGGAGGCGGCGGCCGATGGCCTTTTTTAGTTCGTCGGAGCGCTCGATCTTCATAGGCCGAGCTAATCGGATAACCCGATAATACGCATCCGATAAATCGGGGCTTGTGAATATCGGATTGTCCGATATTGTTGGGGTATGCCCTATAACGTCATTGATCATCTCACCGCCCCTGAACGGTTCGGCACCCAGACGAGATTGGCCGAAGCGGCAGGAGTGCGTCCCCACACGATCAGCGAGAAGCGGCACACCAACAGCCTAACGCACGCACAAATGCGCCGGATCCTAATCGTGGCGCCCCAGATGGGTATTTCGATTAGCCCGGATGATTTTTTTCCAGGCGTATTGAACCAAGCACAGCCCGCAAACGACGACGCCCCCACCAGCGAGGCGGCGTGACATGCTGTCATCGGCCGCCCTCCAGTTTCGACGCCAGGAAGCCCTGATCAACGCGGGCACGGTCTACGGCCTCATCATCGGCGCCAACGAACTGGCCGTCCAAGGTCGCGAGGCGGATGCCCTGTCGGCGCTGGCGACGATCACCGGCGCGCTGCCGTTCGAGATCGCCGCCATCAAGGAAATCCTCGCCGCCGAGCGTGAGGCCGCAAAGGCTCGTGACCTCACGCAGCGGACGCTCGCTCCCTTCTTCGGTCGCGTACCCGCTGAAAAGCCGAATGCCGCGAACGACGAAACCCAACCGCCTTCTCCCGAACAGCCAACCCCGACCGTCGCCTGAGCGAGAGCGCGGGTCAGTTGGAAACGACCACGGAACGTCCAGTGAACAAGATCAGCCACAGAGAACACGCCCGGCTCGCTGGAGAGCTCATCGAAGCATGTGGGGGCTTGGAGGAGGCGGCGAGGGCGTGCCGGGTCCGCAGGTCGTCGCTGTCGAACTACGAGAACCCGAATGAGCCGTCGACGATGCCGGCGGACGTGATGGTTGATCTGGAGCGTCATTGCGGGCGGGCGATCTACAGCGCCGCCCTGGCGGACCTCTGCAAACCCAAGCCGCTCACGGGTTGTCTGAAGGAACTCGCCTTCGACCTCGCCCAGGAGAGCATGGACGTCGTCGCCGTCGTCCGCGAGGCGCTGGCGGACGGGCGCCTGTCCAATAACGATCTAGACGCCATCGCCGCCGCCGAGCGCGATGCTGAGCAAGCCCTCGAGCGTGTCCGCGGTGTCCGCAGGGCCATCGAAGCGGCGAGCCCGACCCCGCGGAGGGCAGCCTGATGGCCTTCCTTATGATCCTCGGACACGCGCTGTTCCTGCGGCTGACGCGCAAGCCGTCGCTGTTCAACGCCAAGACCTTCGCCCTCTGGCGATGACCGAACGGGACTGACCGCCCCGTTGAGCGGTCTTGATGGAGGGCCAGATGGCCAAGAAGCTCGAAGCTGACAATGACCAGTACCCCGACGTTCAGGGCACGATCGGCGCCATTCCGAACGAGCCGGACAACGGCATGCCGTCGCACGACGACATCCGCATGGCCGCGAACGAAATGGTCCAGTGGAACGAGAAGCGGAAGAAGCTCACCGCTGAGATCAGCGCTTTCCGTAAGGGCCTGAAGGCGAAGGGTATCAAGCTCGGCGTCCTCGACGAACAAGTCCGCCTGCTCGAATGGACCCCGGAAGAGGTCAAGCAGTTTTACGCCGAGCGCGACTGGTTCGCCGAGGCCATGCGCCAGCCGATCGGCTCGCAACTGGAACTGTACGGCACCGACGCGACCCCTGACCCGGTCCGCGAACAGTTGAAGTGGCGCAACATCGGCTTCCGCGATGGTCTGGCCGGCAAGGGCTGGGCGAACGAGGCGCCCAAGGAGTGCCCGCACGACTGCATTCAGTCCTATGGCGAGGGCCATGAGGAGGGGCAGGCCACCGTGCGCCGCGCCTTCGCCGCTCGTCTGGCCCAGACACCGGCCACCGACGATGACGGCCAGATCGACATCGAGGACGCGGCCAACGACGACGGCGACGATACCGAGCATCAGCAGGACGCCGCCTGATGATCATGGCGCTCGACCTCGCAACCCAGACGGGGCTCTGCATCGGCGCTCCCGATGCGCGCCCGGTGCTGAGCCATTTCCGCCTGCCGTCGACGGGGACAGACGTCGGCCTGTTCCTCTCGGCTTGGGAGGACTGGCTGCGGCCGCAGGTGCGCGAGGTCGGGCCCAGCCTGATCGTGTTCGAAGCCCCCATCCTGGCGGGACAGACGCAGATCGCCACGACCCGGAAGCTGCAAGGCATGGCGGGCGTCACCGAAATGGTGGCGCACCGCGCCGGCATCGAGTGCGCCGAGGTGGCTACGTCGCAGGTGAAGAAGGCACTGACCGGCAACGGACGGGCCGAGAAGCCCGCGATGATGGCCGCCTGCCGGGCCTACGGCTTCGACCCCAAAACCTCCGATGAAGCGGACGCCTTCGGCATCTGGCTCTGCGCCGTCCGGCTTCGTCACCCCTCCCATGCCTGGCGCTGGGAACCTCTGAACGCAGCGAGGACAGCATGAGCACGATCCTGAACGCGTGGCATGACCACGAAATCGAGACGATGAAGAAGATGTGGTTGGCCGGAAACTCGGCGACGGAGATCGCGCGGGTACTGCCGTCCCGATCCAGAAACTCTGTCATCGCCAAGGTGCACCGTCTTGGCCTGACGCGCGAGCGCATGGAGGCGAAGGCGTCGCCCCCGGCTTCGACTGGCCGCGCCCCAGCCGTGAAGCGCAACCGCACCACGGGCGGCATCAAGATCGACAAGCCTGCGCCGGCGTCCAGCTTCGGCCGGTTCGCGCCTTCCAGCCCAGCGGAGGCGGCAAAGAAGCGCGAGCATTTCGCCAAGCATGGCGCCGGGATCATCGACGGCTTCGCTGAAGCTGCAAATGACACTTCGATCCTGCTAATCGACCGCCGCCGGTTCCAGTGCTCATGGCCGGTCGGAGATGTCTCGGGCGCAAAGCAGATGTGCTGCGGCCAGCCGGTCGATCCCGCCGCCACTGGCGCGACGGAGACGTATTGCCTGACCCACCACAAACGAGCGGTCGGCCGGGTGCTTGCGGCGTCTAAGGCCTTCGGGTTCGGCGAGCGCCGCCAGGCCCGTCGCGCCGAGTCCACTCCGTGGGATCAGGGGAGGGCTGCGTGAGCCAGCGCGAGAAGTACCTCGTTGAGCGCATCGACCGCAGCCGGGAGAACGCGACCAGCCAACAGGCTCGCTCGTCGCGGGCCACCTTTCTGCGCATGACCGCGCGCCGTACGGTGCACTCGCTCATGCAGGACGTGACCGATCTGAGGGAACAGGCCGCGCTTCTGGGCGACCTGATCGACATCGCCGCGGAGTTCCGCTGGCCCCTGATTGGCCGCGTCGAGACCGCCACGGCGCTTAACTCGGTCGCTGCCGACGTGTGCGCGATCTACCGCCTGCCCAAGGTGGTGAAGAACGCGGCTGCGGAACAGGCTTTTGCGCGGCTGACCGCGGCGAATGATGGGGGCGGCGATGATTGAGCCGCTGCCCGCCGGGCCCTACTCATGCATCCTGGCCGACCCGCCTTGGCATCACGCATCGCGATCCCCGAAGGGGCAGACCCGTCGCTCGCCATCGCACCACTACCGGACGATGGCGTTGGCCGAGATCAAGGCTCTTCCGGTGGCCGACGTCGCCGCCAAGGACTGTCACCTGTTCCTCTGGACAACGGGACCGCACCTCCAGCAGGCATTCCTTGTCATGAATGCTTGGGGCTTCCGCTACTCCAGCCTCGCCTTCGTGTGGGTGAAGCGTCGAAAGCAGCCCGATGGAGATGATGACGGCGTCCTGTTCATGGATCGCCGCGACCTCTTCACGGGCATGGGCTACACCACGCGCCAGAACGCCGAGTTGGTATTGCTCGGCCGCCGCGGCGCCCCGAAACGCCTCTCGAAGGCCATCCATCAAATCATCACCGCGCCGCGGCAGGAGCATAGCCGGAAGCCTTCGGAGGCCCACAGCCGGATAGAACGCTATTGCGACGGCCCCCGCTTGGAACTGTTCGCCCGCGCGCCGCGCGATGGCTGGACCGTGTGGGGCAATGAAACCGACAAGTTCGCGGAGGCCGCATGATGGACGATCCCCGCGACGCCGAAGAAGCGGCCAACGCGCTCCCGCTGAACCTGGAGGCTGAACAAGCCCTGTTGGGCCAGCTGATGTTCGACAACGACGTCCACCGCCAGGTGCATGACGTCGTCACAGCCGAGGACTTCAGCGAGCCGTTCCATCAGCGGCTCTACGCTGCCATCGACGGGCTTGTGACGGCCGGGAAGCTGGCCGAGCCGACGACGCTACAAGCGGCCTTCACGGCTGACCCCGCCTTCGAGCAGTTCGGCGGCTTCGGCTATCTGTTCGATCTGGTCGACCGGGCCCCGCCGTCCAACCGTTCGCGGGACTACGCCGCTTTGGTAGCTGACACCGCCGTCCGCCGTCGCTTGATCAAGATGGCGGCCGACGCCATGCATCAGGCCCGCAATCCCGAACTGTCGGGCTATCAGGCCGTTGCCTTGGCGCGTTCCGAGCTGGAAGCAGCCGAGCGCGGCGCTGCGCCCGAAGACGCCCTGTTCGTGAACGCCCATGACGCCGCGCAGGCGCGCATGGACCGGCTGGAGCTGGAGGTCGCCACCGGCAAGCCCAAGGGCGTTCAGACCGGCCTGTCGTCGATTGACAAGCGCCTGGGCGGTCTGATGCCGGGATCGGTGATCGTCATGGCTGGGCGCCCGGGCATGGGCAAGACGGCCCTCCTCGGCAACGTTCTCTACGGCGCCGCCCTGCGGAACCCGACCAAACTGTTCGCAGGCTTCTCGCTGGAGATGGACACCGACCAGCTGAATGACCGGGCCCTGTCGCGCCTGACTGCCACGCATGAGCAGCCTGTCAGCTTCTCCGACATCGCCAAGGTGGCGCCGCTGACCTCTTTCGACCTGCAGACCCTCCATGTCGTGAAGGGCGAGATCCCGAAGAACCTATGGCTGCGGGATAGGGCAGGGGTGTCCGTCGAGGACGTCTCTCGCGCCGTCTGGGCCATGAAACGCCGCGGCGACCTGGCGGCCATCGGGATCGACTATCTCCAGCTCATGCGCCGGCCTGCCCTGGCTGGGCGCAACGAAGCCTCCGCCATCGCCGAGATGACCGGGGCGTTGAAGACGCTCGCCCGCGAAGCCAAGATTGCGATCATCCTACTGTCCCAGCTGAACCGCTCGGTTGAGCAGCGCGACGATAAGCGCCCGATGCTGTCAGACCTGCGAGAGTCGGGCTCCATCGAGCAGGATGCCGATGCCGTCCTCTTCCCCTTCCGGGAGGTCTACTACCTCCAGAAGGCCGAACCGAAGGCCGGGACCGAGGAACACATGCTCTGGGAGGCTGAGGTCGCCCTGAAACGCACGGTGATGGACGTCATCATCGCCAAGAACCGCCACGGCTCCGAGGGCTCCGAGCCCCAGCAGTACCGGGCTGAGATCGACCTCATCACTGACAGGAGCGCGGCATGAGCATAGCCGACACCGTCCGGCGCTTGGTTGAAGCGGGCGCGACGCCTGAGGTGATCGCCATTGCTGTCGAGGCCATCGAACAGGCTGGGCAGAAGAAACCTCGCTCGTCTGCGGCCGAGCGCCAGGCACGTTATGAGGAGCGCAAGCGTCAGAAAGCGTCAGAGAGCGTCATTTCTGACGTCAGGCCTGACGCTAATTCTGACGCCCAGAATGACGCCTCCCTCCCTCTCCCTCCTTCCCCCCAGACCCCCCAACCACCCACACCCTCCCGCGAATATAACCCCCCTATATCCCCCCAAGCCGATCAG